TGACGATTGAGGGCATCTTTGCTATACTATCCGAGTAAATCCCCCGAATCCAAATTAATCCGAGGTAATCCAAATGTCTTTCGCAGACCTTAAAAAGCAATCCAAACTAGGTTCTCTCACCGAAAAACTGGTGAAAGAAGTTGAAAAAATGAATAATTCTAGTGGTTCTGTTGATGAACGTCAATGGAAACTAGAGTGTGACAAAGGTGGAAACGGTTATGCCGTAATTCGCTTTCTTCCTGCACCAGAAGGAGAAGACCTTCCTTTTGCTAAGATCTATTCCCATGCTTTCCAAGGCCCAGGTGGTTGGTTGATTGACAACTGCCTCACTAGTCTTAATCAGAAGTGCCCAATTTGCGAGCACAATTCCAGTCTATGGAACAACGGCACCGATGCTGGTAAAGAGCAAGCACGTAAGCAGAAGCGTAAACTGACTTATGTTGCTAACATCTATGTGGTCAAGGATCCTGCAAATCCTGCCAATGAAGGTAAAGTCTTCCTGTATAAGTTTGGCAAGAAGATCTTCGACAAACTCACTGCTGCCATGCAACCCGAGTTTGAAGATGAGGAAGCAATCGATCCCTTTGACTTCTGGGGTGGTGCTAACTTCAAACTGAAAGCAAAGAACGTCGCTGGTTATCGTAACTACGACTCTTCTGAGTTCGCACGTCCTTCTGCTCTTTTGGATGACGATGATGCCATGGAAGCAATCTGGAAGAAGCAGTATTCTCTAGAAGAGTTTCTTTCTCCTTCAGAGTTTAAGGGTTATGATGAACTGAAGAAGCGTCTTGATTACACCCTGGGTCTCAAAGGTACTCCTCGTCTCCAAGATCCAGATGAAGGAGAAGAGGAAGAGCACACCCGTGGTTCTACCCGTGAACTCACCGAAGATCTCCGTGATGAACTGTCTTCTCTGAAACCCACTCGCACCGTTGCCTCCTCTAATGAAGATGAGGATGATGCAATGTCATATTTCGCCCGCCTTGCCGAAGAGTGAAGTCTGATTACACAATAGACCGTGTAAGCAAATCTGAAGCCGCAGAGTTACTTCTGCGGTTTCATTATCTTAAGGATATTTCAAAAGGTTTCAAATCTGGTTATAATTACGGTTTATACAAGAAAAATGATTTTTCACCTCTAAATATTGGAGGCATTCAGGGAGTCTGTATCTTTACTGGACTCCCTGTTCCAGAAATTGCAAAAGGCGCATTTGGACTAGAACGTAATGAGCAACAAGGACTCTTCGAACTCTCAAGACTCTGCATCCACCCCGATACTCAGCAGGGAGAGTATAATATCACTTCTTGGTTCGTTTCAAAGGCGATTAAGAGACTTAGAAAAGATACAGAAGTCAAAGCAATCATCTCATACGCTGATAGCGAGTATCATAGTGGCACAATCTATCGGGCTTGCAACTTTAGGTATTGTGGTCTATCAGAACCAAAGAAAGATTTCTACTTTTCAGATGGCACCAAGCATTCCCGAGGTTCTGTTAAAGGGTGCGATGGAGAATGGAAAGATCGTTCCCGTAAACACAGGTATGTGATGGTGTTTGATAAATCTCTAAATCTCTTATGGTGATGTGTTGTAAGTATTTTCAGTTCTAATTGTTTTTTGATCGATGTATTGAGAAGATTCACTATAAAATAACTCTTTTCTCATATCTTTTAGTATCTGTTGTAAGTATGCTGGTTTTAGAATATAAATTAAAGACTTATTGTTATTTCTAATTGTTTCATACTCATAGTTACTAATTCCAATTACTGGATTTATAGTTTGGTCTCTTTTATCTGGATTTGGAATTGTAAAATTTGAGTTTACTTCTAAACCAGAATTAAGAATTAACCTTCCATTAGCATCTTTTACTTCAGTAGTTTCATAATGATGAATTGCATTTAAATTATTTCCATAAAGATTTTCGCAGTACTCATACAATTCTCTATTTGATAATGGCCATTGATCTCTTATATTTGTTATTCCTGAGGTTATGATAACAACCCAATCATAGTTAACACTTCCATATACTTCTTCTGCTATTGTTTCTGGTCTTGCACCGTCAACAATTTCATACTTATCAAATAATGTAAACACATTTTGAAGATCATCTCTAATTTTAGCTCTTCTAAAAAAGTTTTTTACAAGAATATAATCTTGAGATGATTGCTTATCTGCTAAAAATGATTGATATTCTAAATTTGGAAGTTCTCTAAAATAAGACATTAGTATCCAACTCCTCCTGTTACTTCTGGACTATCATAATCAGTGGAATATATTGGAGACAGTTCTTGGAACTGCAAGTTCATAGTCATATGTATTGGTGTACCGTCATGATATGATGAATATTGACCAGAACCAGTATAGTCAACACTCATATTTGTCAGAGCACATAATTTAAATTTGTTTAGGAATGGATGATCTTTACTTCCACGCATATATCTTAATTTAAATACTTTTGGTGCAGTAACAAAAAATTCTGATACAGATTTACCTGGAAGCATACTTTTCTTCAAGGTTCTTATGATGTTTTTTATACTTGTACTTTCAGTAGCATTTCTGGGCATAAGATCAAATGTGAAGTTGAATCCAGATCTTAATAAAACACCATTGAACAGTAACTCAACGTTTGGATTTACAACTTGTCCTGTTGCTCTTGATACTAAATCGTTTATATTTCCCTCTTTTCCTGCAAGAGCATTTACTGCTAATCCTGAAGCTGCTGCAGATGCTGCTTGTTGTCCAGATCCATCCTTTATTTCGCCTGTTAATGAGTTAAAAACATTCTTTGCATTATCATATGCTGCACCCATACCACCACTAATAAGTTCATTTGCAGTATTATATCCAGCTGCCATAAGAGAATTTACAGTATTATCCCCCCAACTAGCACCATGACCATCACTAATTGCTTTGGGTAGAGGTAAAATTATAGCACTTTGAGATAACAATAGTCCTCCAGCAGATGAGTCATCTCCAGATGTAAGAGATAGAATATTTTCTCCAGCAAATTTTAGACCAGGAGCTTTATACTCCTGAATGTTTATCATAAGATAGTCATCAAGTCTACTTATAGGTTTTTCTGGATACCTGTATAACTCTAATGCCATTTATTTTTTTAATTATTTATGGACTATTTTGAACAAATAGAGCATAATTTACACCTCGCAATGTGTTAAATTCTGATACTGTCATTTCAAAATATCCACTTCTAACTTCTGGTGTGGTATATTGCCTAAATGGACTTTGACCACCCCTAAGTTGCCAATGATAATTAAATCCCATAAATCCATTTCCAACTGGTTCAGATGCCATTATCAATGGGTGGCGATCATATATTAAACCAGGAGTCTTTGCGCTGTATATGTATGTATAATAATTTCCAACACTGGGGAAATCAACTTCAGTATCGCTAAGAGCCTTCATAATTGCTCTCATCAATTCAGATGGATTTTCAATACCAATTAAATCTCTTCTTATTGATAAAATTCTATTTTCATCCTCAAATATTGCATCATCAAATCTTCTATCAGGATTTGATTTCTGATAATCGGCATCATATTTAATTTCATGAATAAGTTGTGCCTTATTTAATCTGCTGTAGTTTGTACTTGTATTTCCAGATTCAGTTTTAAATGTAATATAATATGATCTAGCAATGTCCTGTAGTTCTGCTACAGTATATTCTTCTAAACTACCTCTCTCATGTCCTGTGAGTGCCATTACTTAATACCCAGTTCGTCTTCGGTGATTATTTTAAATTTCCATTGACGATCTTCACAGAATTCTTGAGCAACTTTCCATTTTGCTTGATTTCTCACCCATTCAGTCACTTCATAGATGTAACCTTTAGTTTTTTTCTTTTGGACCTTTGGTTCAATCGTTTGTTTTTTTGGTTTAACTTCAATAATATACTTTTGTATTCTTCCATCATTCTCGCGGACTTTGATATAAAAATCTGGAAAATATCTATGGATTTTATTATCTAGTGGTGAACGATATGGGAGAGCAATTTCTTCACTTCCCCACTCAAGAATGTTTTCGTTTGTATCACAATATTTCATAAAACGGCGCTCCCACAAAGATCTATAAACAATATTTGTGGGATCGCCTTTATACTTTTGGGGATACGATGGTTGATATTTTCCTCTATATGCCATCTAAATAATTATAATAAAAAAGAGTAGTCATAGGTATTTAGAGTGCCATTCCCAATACAACCAAGCACAGCGAAAAGATTATTTGGAAATTTAGCACAATCTTCTCACTATGAAGTTAGATTTCAAATACCAAGTAGAGTAGTTTCATACTTGGCACGCCGTGGAGTGTCTCCATTTTACTGCACTAGTGATTTTGGTTTATTGTGCACATCTACAATACTACCAACGTCTGCATTTGCAACTTCTGAAGTAACTCCATATGTTGGCATTCGCGAAAAAATTGCCCACACTAGAATGTATAATAATATTGTAATGGAGTTTTATGTTGATAGTAGATATGATACAATTAAAGTTTTAGAACACTGGATGGATTTTATTTCTAGTGGATCTGATAATGAGACTAATAAAATTAGAAGTGATTATTACATACGGATGCAATATCCAGATGATTATAAATCCACTGAAACTAAAATTATAAAATTTGATAGAGATTATAGACGTGAAATTGAATATACATTTAAAGGTATGTTCCCACAATCTCTCACATCTATACCAGTTTCTTATGCTGGATCTGATGTTTTAAAAGTATCTGCTACATTTGAATATGATAGGTACATTGCTGGCAAAACAACTAGTCTGTCTCTTTTTAGAATGGAGAATGAAAATAAAGATCCTACAAATAGACCATCAAGAATACCAATGAATGCTGGACAATCCGGATTAACTGGAGTTGTTTATAGACCTGCTGATTTATCTCCAGCGGAAGCAATAGTTCAAGGTGAATTATACACCTCTTTAACTGGATCTCAAAAAGCAATCTAAATATTTTTACATATTATAAAATATTATGCCTTTACCAAAAGTATCTACGCCAACATATGAGTTGGAAATTCCTTCATTAAAAAAGAAAATTAAGTACAGACCATTTCTTGTCAAGGAAGAAAAAATACTAATCATTGCTATGGAAAGTGATGATCCTAAGCAAATTGCATCTGCTGTAAAGGATGTTATTGGAAATTGTATTCTGACAAGAGGAATTAAAGTTGATTCTCTTGCAACTTTTGATATTGAGTATCTGTTTTTAAATATTAGAGGTAAGTCTGTTGGTGAAACCGCAGATGTTTTAATTACATGTCCAGATGATGGAAAAACACAAGTTCCCATGAGTATTGATCTGGATGATATTAAAGTTGAAGTTAGTGATGATCACACTAGAGATATTAAGTTGGATGATGACTTAAGTGTGCGAATGAGGTATCCATCCATGAATGAATTTATTAAAAATAATTTTACAAATAAATCTGATATTACCGTAGATGATACATTCTCTGTAATTTCTTCATGTATTGAACAAATTTACAATGAAGAGGAATCTTGGTCTGCAAAAGATTGCACTAAAAAAGAACTTGTTGAGTTTATTGAATCCTTGAGTTCAAAGCAGTTTAAACAGATTGAAAAGTTTTTTGATACCATGCCAAAGTTGAGGCATGTAATTAAAGTATTAAATCCAAATACTGGTGTTGAAAATGAAATAGTAATGGAGGGTTTAACGTCTTTTTTCGCCTAGCGATGACACATGAAAATCTTGTGTCATATTATAAAATAAATTTTTCCTTGATTCAGCACCATAAATATTCATTGACGGATTTAGAAAATATGATTCCTTGGGAAAGGGAAATATATGTTTCTCTACTTCAACAATATATTGAAGAAGAAAATCTAAAGAACGGTAATGGCACCTAATAACCCTCTACTTTCAAGTTCACCACTAAATCAACAATCCAGACAAGGTATTGTTGGATCTGGTGGTGCAGGATTTCAGGGAGTAGGTGCATCGGCAGCAGGATTTGTAACTCCTCAATCAACTGTAAGTGCTGAAGATATCAAAACTCTGCAAGTAACTGAGCAGAATCAAGAAATTTTAAATGGAATTAATTTTGGTTTAAATGGAGTTAGGCAAGATATTAATTCTTTAAATAATGGTTTAGTTGAAATATCGACATTAATACAAAATGATGCCGCTAGTGAACAAAGATTCTTACTAAATGAACAGGAAAGAGAAAGAATATTATCTGAACAGGAAGTAAGAACTGGAAAAGAAAGTGTAATTGAGAAAAAGATTGATTCTGCATTTAGTTCAGCAGCTTCTAGGGTATCTACTAAAGTTAGAAGTTTATTTGATAGAGTCGGTCAGGCTATTCTTTATCTTTTTGGTGGTTGGATAGCAAATAAGTATGCCGAATTACTAGAAGCAGAAGGTAAAGATAATGTAGATTTAGTCCAACAAATAAAATTGCAAATTGCTGAGGGATCTAAAAGTTTCCTTAATGCATTCATATTACTTGGTGGTGGATTTTCAAAAGTAGTTAGTAAAATTCTTAGTCTTGGTAAAAATATAGGGTCGTTTTTACTTAAAAAACCTTTTGAAGCTTTGTGGAACTTAGGATCATCAATTACTCGTAGATTTACTGGAAATAGGAGTTCCAACACTCCACCACCTTCTACACCAGGAGGACCAAAACCACAAGGTCCTAAATCTGGGGGACCTAAGATTTCAGGTGGATTTGGAACTGCTCTTTCTGCAGGTGCGGAAGCTTTAACTGGTAATTATGTAGAGGCAGGTCTTGGTGCAGCAGCATTTATTCCTGGTTGGACAGGAAGAATTGCTAAGACTGCTTTTTGGGGTGAACAAGTACTTGATATGTTTGGGATGGGATTTTTAGGAAATGAATCTGAAAAACCCAAAAAAGAATCAGAAGAACCTGCCATGATGGCTAAACCTTCACCTGCAGGTGGTGAAGTTAAAGCGGAAGCAAATCCCGCTAAACCTGATACTGCAGGTGGTGAAGTTAAAGTGGAAGCAAATCCCGCTAAGGCAGATTTTAAAGAATTGAAGGAGGATGATAAAGAAGAAAGTTCTAGTAGTACTCCCTCCACAATTAATACTAGTGCTTTATTTAATAAAGACGATTCTGAAAAAGGAACTATATTTGGATTTGATACAAAATCACTATTTTCTTCATCGTCAAGTGATTCTTCACAATCGTCCACAGAAAAAGCATCAGT